GCCGGACAGTTTCGCGGGGATTGGATAAGCGATGCACCCGGAGGCACTACCAAGAGTGCAGCTCTCGCATTGCGCGGAAGCGGACAGTGGGATACACAAATGCCACAAACGCGGCCGGTATTCCCATGGTTGCAGGCTTATGACAGCTTTGCTAATGCTAATGTGGCTTATCCATATAGCGCTTTCCTAGCGGGTATGTATGTAGCCAACGATAATAATGTAGGCTTCTGGCAGAGTGTGAGTAACCAGCAAATACCCGGTGTAGTGGGAGTTGATATGATTATATCAACTGGCTTTACAGATACTAACAGTGACGCTAATTTATTGAATGGTGCCGGCATCCTTACTTACCTCACCGGTTATGGTTTAGGTTATAATACATGGGGTAACAGGAACGCAAGTTTCCCGGCCAGCTCCAGTGTGATGACATTTGATAATGTGTACCGGACTGATGGGATGGTGAGTGATGCCATGGAGCAGGCCGCATTACCATATGTAGACAAGGGAATTACGGGGGCGCTCATTGATATAATCAGTACGGAGGGTAATAACTTCCTGAAAGACTTGATACAGGAAGGAGCGTTGCTGCCCGGTAGCAGCATAGTATATAACGCGGCTGATAACACAGCGCCTAACCTGGCTGCAGGTATTATCGCATTCCGGAGGATATACATGGTGACTACACCGGCTGAAAATATCATCTTCTATGATGTATTGAATATCAATTTGTTTAACAACCTGTAGTCGATTAGCTGATGTGATGATTAGCTAATGAGCTAATGAAAAATGATTTTTAAATAGTTTTAATATAAAGGTTATGGCTGGTACAACGATTAGTACATTATATAATGCCAATGTGTATCTGGATGGCGAATCTTACGCCGGCCAGGCAGAGGAGTTGACACTTCCTGATCTGAAAGCGAAAATGGTAGACCATAAAGCGTTAAGCATGATCGGGTCGTTTGAATTGCCTACAGGCCTGGACAAGATGATGATGAAGATAAAGTGGAACAGCATTAACGTGGACGTAATGACTGCCGCTGCTAATTTCTACAACTCTTCTGATATCATGGTAAGGGCCAATAGCGATAACTGGCAGAATGGAAGCCGTACAGGTAGTGTACCTGTTATAGCGATCATCCGCGGGCTCAATAAAAACTTACCGGCAATTACTTTGAAGCACCAGGATAGCCCGGATATAGAAACTGAATACTCCTGCACGGCTTATAAGCTGATCATAGACGGCAATGTGGTGTTTGACATTGATTTCTTTGCTCAGGTGTATATAGTGGACGGTGTGGACCTGATGGAAGAGTATAGGACGAACCTGGGAATATAAGTGTGATTAGCTAATGTGATAATTAGCTGATTAGCTGAAGACCGGGAATTTTAACAATGGGTATTAAAAACTACCATAAAAAACAAGTTTATGAAAAACAAAATCATCCTTCTACTCGCCGGTGCACTATTTGCATGCAGTAGCGTGGGTTTCTGTGCGGGACATGCACAGGGTTCTCCCTCGACAAACACAAAACATTCTGTAATTGCAGCGATCCATGAACTGCGCACGGCTGTAGCCTATGATTATTTCGTGACGACTTCTAATGAAGTGCAGAAAGAAGTAATTGTGAATTACAGTAATTCCGTTAATAAAGTGCAGATCAATGCCGCAATTGCAAAAGTAAACACTCCAAAAAGTATTGATAAGCAGGTAAGAAGCCAGCTTAACGGTACATATAATGCGGTGACAAGTGTTAACCCGGAAATTGCTTATGTGGGTGCAATGGAAAAGAAAAACCATAGTAAACCACCTAAAAGTATTTTGCTGGGCTGCAGCTTGATGGGCGCTGTTGTATGCGGTGGCGCGTACCAGCTTAAAAATCCACCTAACCAGGTACAGGCCGCACAGAATGTGGGGGATGAGGATGCATTGGAGAGTTGGATGAAAGAGGTAAGCGGCCTGCCTAATGCCCCTCAATTGGAATGGCAAGGAGCTGACGACACGGCCAATATTAGCCTTAATGCTGATGGTAGTGGGGCTGTTACCAATGTGAAGCAGAATGATGCTTACATAGTGTGGGATGCTACTAACAAAGTATTTGTGGTAACTGATGCCGCAGATTTTACCGGTGATTATGAGCCGGTGCCTGCACCAGCTGCAACTACGGAAGCATAATTTAAACTTTAAGTGATATTATAACAGGCGGCGAAAATTCGCCGCCTGTTTCGGTTAAAAATATTTTTCATTATACAAACAAATAAATTTTATGGAAACGACTGAGCAAATAAAAGAAGTTGAAGAAAAAGAAATTACTTATCCTACTAAGCCTGACGCAGATGGTTTTTACTATGAGGATGAGGGGGAAGCAGCACTGGAAATAGAAACCTGTATGACCGGAGATGATATCAAAAAGAGGATCAAGCTTACACGAGGCCGCACGGCCATCATGCGTGAGCTGACCAAAAAAGAAAGTGACCAGGCCGCACAGATAGCAGGAGCCGGTAAGAAAGTGAACCAAGGCAGGATCATTGCTGCTTATATAGCGTGCAGCACTACTATTACCGATAAGGATGGTAAGAAGCTGACGTTTGTGGCCGAGGATCTTGATGGCTGGAAAACCCGTGATACAAACAGGTTGGAAGCGGCTGCAGCTAAACTAAATTTTTAGGAGGGTCACCGGAGCAGGTTGCTTTCGTGGCCCATTACTACGGGATCAGCCCGTTAGAAGTGAAGGAATGGAAAGGGCGTGATGTGGCGCTATGGTATGAGGAAGGTTTCAAGCTTTGGGAAAAGCTAAGTAAAGTAAGCGGCTGTGCATGGAGATCATAAACCACTGATATAATGTGTAGTAATCATGAAATAGACGTTGTTTGCCCGCTGTGCGGGGAAGAGTATGATGCGCGGCTGGTAGTGCATATCTGTTTAACCGAATAATGCTTTTATGGCTGATAAGAATGTAGGAGTTGCTTTAGTGCTGAGTGCAAAGAACCAGGCGAGCCAGGTATTGGATGAGTTTTTTAATAAAACTGATGCCAAAATGAAAGCTTTGGGAAAAGCGACTGCTAAGATAGGTGAGGGAATGGCCGAGGTGTTTGCCGCTAAGAAAGGGTTTGACATGCTTGAAAAGGCCACTGATGCGTTTGGGGACATGGAGCAGGCCGGTAACTACCTGAAAGCGGCCATGATGGGAAAGAATGGTGTATTAGATGAAGAGCTTTATAACCGGGTATTCGAAAGCAGTAAGAAGCTCAGCGCCAGCTATACCGGAAGCACTGCCAGTTATCTTGACATGGTACGTGTGATGAAGCAAAACCGTATAGATCCCCGTGATGTAATGGGTGGTATAGGTGATGCCAGTGCCAAACTTGCCATTTACTTTGATAACATGCTGCCGGCAGCTACAGCCGAATTTGCCGCTCATATGAAAAACGATATGGGCGTTGCCACAAAGCAAATGTATGATGTAATGGACCTAACGGCCCGCATACATGATGCAGGTGTAGGTAAGACCGGGCAGGAAGCTGTGGACGAAATGAACCAGTTCTTTAGCAAGGTAGGGCTTGGGCTTGCTAACCTGCATACCCAGGGATTAGAGGCCAGTAAGCAGATGGGCGCTTTGGGTACTGTGTTTATGGCTAAAGGTATCAGCGGCCAGAGTGTGGGTACTAACTTCCGGCGTATACTGGATGGTATTGCCAGCGGTGATAAGGTGAAGAAAGCAAATGATGTGGCCGCTCTGTTCCATAAACAACTCGAGTTTTTTGATAAGGGCGGTAAGTTTCTCGGGATCGATAATTTTGTAAACCAGATCGGTAAACTGCAGGGATTAAACCCGGCTGCTGTAGATGCCATCTTAAAGCCGTTCAGTGGTAAGCAGGGATTGAGCACCGATTTTATGACCTTCCTTGCCAATGAAGGCATGAGCGCTTACCCGGAAATGAAACGGAAGATAGAGCAGCAAGCTAGCCTGAATGACAAAGTTGGTGTGATACTACAGGGGCAAAAGATGCAGGCAAGTGTGCTGGAAAGTAACCTAACTAATACTAAAGCAAGCTTTGGAGCAGCTATACAGGCACCGTATAAGAAGATCCTGGAGATATTCAATAAAGTGACTGTGGCGTTAGGGGCGTTCCTTGATGAGCATCCGAAGCTGGCGAAGATAGCAGCCACTTTTATAGCTATTGCAAGTGCAGCATTAGGTCTGATGGGTATTGTGAAGATCTTCCAAGGGATTATTATTGTCGCACGGCTTTTGAATTTGACCTTAGCCATGAATCCTATTTTATTGATAGCTGCCGCCATCATCGGGGCGGCTGTGCTGATCTATACCTATTGGGATGAGATCAAAGGTTTTTTTGTGAATCTGTGGGCATCATTAAAGAATGTCTTTAGCAGTGCGTGGAACTGGTATAAGAACAGCATATTTATTTATTTCAATCCGGTTGCGCTGATCTTTAAGTATTGGAAGCAGGTAAGCAGCTTTTTTAATGGATTGTGGGAATTGATAAAGCTGCCATTCATTGCCGGGTATGCTTTTGTGAAATGGGTACTGCTGAACATGACACCTGTAGGCCTGATCTATAAGTACTGGAAACCTATAACGGGGTTCTTTCACAACTTATGGGAGGGTGTAAAAGAGCCATTCCTTGCCATCTTTAAATGGGTATGGAATTTCGGGAGCAAGTTTGTAGATGCCGGTAAGCATATCATCGACAGCATCATAGACGGGATCATGAATAAGATTGGCAAAGTGGGTGAAACGATGCAGAATGTGGCAAAGAAGATACGTGCCTTTTTGCCGTTCTCACCTGCCAAAGAAGGTGCGCTGAAGGACATACACCGGATAAGGCTGGTAGAGACCATTGCGGAGGGTATAAAGCCTGCCGCGATGATACATGCCTGGGGAAATGCCATTGGCGCTTTGCGAGGAGCTATTCATAATACAACGCCTATACCTGTGGCGGCAGCTGGCGGCGGCGGTGGTGTAAGTATGACGTTTGCACCGGTGATACACCTGAATGGCAGCGCTACGCAGGCAGATGCAACTTTGATCACTAACGCTATGCGCAGCAACTTTAAGAAGATGATGGATGATTACATGAGCCAGCGGAGCCGGGTTTCTTTTTAATTTGAAAATGTGGTGATTTGAAAATTTGAAAATTCGGGCTTATTTGAATCGCAAATGATATTATTATGGCTTTAGATACTTCGATTATTACGGATGTAATGGTAGCTAACCTGGGAGGTACAGCCAGTACTGAGCAGATGACAGCGATAAACAATTTTGCAAATGCGCTGAAAGCTTTTGTGGAGAGCGGGACTATTGTGTATACTTCCGGATTGGTAGCGCCGGGAGGCAGCGGAGGGCCTGTTACTGGTGTTTTTGTTGGTGAAATAGAATAAATATTTATAAATGTTTGCACAGTTAGGCACTATAGTATTTGAGCCGTTGGCGGGTTTTGAAAGTGTGAGTAGCAGCCTGAACGCTGTTATTGCGCAGTACCAGCTTATTGGTGGCACTCCTCTACCACAGCAGACAGGCAGGGAGCTGGCAACAAAGAGCCTGGGGATGAAGCTGCACCAGCGGTTTATCGTGGTGAAAACTGCTATAACGCAATTGAATGCCTATATACAAAACGCCGTACCTGTAGCGTTGGTGTGGGGTAATGGTGACAATGATGGTATGTGGATCATCCAGAGCGTGACGGTTGATCCCCTTGAAATGGATGGGCTCGGTAATGTGTTCTATGCTGCTGTAACCGTGAGCTTACTGGAGGTGCCCAGTGGGCAGCTTTTAGATGCGCTTCAGAATTTTACTTTGAAGAGTGTATTCGGGCTTACACACCAAGCTGTACCGGTAATAGTGAAACCTGTGCCACAACCGCCGAGCCAATGGCAAACATGGGTGGGGTATCTGAACACTGCAAAGAAATATGCCGGCATGATAGATAGCCTTGTATATTCCGGTATTACGCCGCTTGTGAGTAGTATACTGAGCGGGAACATTGCGGCCATGCAGGCCAATGTAATACTGCTGGGTGAGCAGTATGATAGTTTCGGTGATGGGTTTGCAGATCTTCCGGACCTGACGGATGATATAAGCAATGTAAGCGATACGCTGGGTGATCTGGCCGCGATTGATCCGCTGACGGACTTTGCAGATTTCAGCACGGCTAATACGGCTTTTCAGGCTGCACAGGTACAATTGAACCAAAATAGCTTTTTACTCATGGCGCGAAGCGTGTGCCGCTCTGCGAGCTTAATAATAGGACAATAATGGCTTTTACAACTACAGTGACATATGACGGGGAAAGATGGGACCAGGTAGCTAACCGGGCCTATGGTGATCCTACGCAGATGGATAGAATAATATTTGCCAATCCGCTTGTGAGCGCTGATGACCGGTTGGCGGGAGGGATCATACTTGTGATACCTATTATTGATAATACAGTAGTGAGCGCCAGCACTGAGGGATTGCCGCCGTGGAAACAGAGTTAATTTGAAAATGTGCAGATTTGAAAATTTGAAAATGGATAAGGACGAGGCAATTGACAAGGGGTATACGACATCACCGATACAGCCAAAGTATGAGGTGAGCGGTTCTATTTCGTTTGCAAAGATCGGGCAGGTACTAAAGTGGTTGTTTGGTAAAAAGAAGAAGGATGATGATTTAATAGACAATGAAAAGCAGTAATGGGTAAAACTACATATACGGTTGTATACCAGGGTGTGAATATCACGCAAGCGATAAGCGGCGAGGTAATCACACTGACGTATGTAGATAAGACTGTGGGGGAAGCGGATGAACTGACATTGTCTATTAAAAATGACACCCTGAAATGGATGGCCGGATGGAACCCGCAAAAAGGCGATACTATTACCGTAACGATCACTAATGATAGTGGTAACCTGCCATGCGGGACATTTACTGTGGATGAGATACGGTTTACCGGTAGTAAGGATGGTGGCCACATATGCAATATCAGCGCTTTGGGAGCTGGTGTAAAGACAGCAGTGCGAACTAAGAGCAGCTTTGCGCATGAGGGGAAAACATTGCTTACGATTGTACAGCACTATGCCAATAAGTACAATTATACTGTGCAAGGCATTATTCATAATTACACTATAGTTCGTGTTACACAGTTTCATGAAACTGATCTGGAATTTTTACATAGGATAGCTGAGGAGTACGGATATATGTTTTCGTTGCGTGGCTCTGTATTGGTGTTTACTTACTTGCCGCAACTGAGCGCAACTGTAGGAGCAGGGGTAAGCGTGAACTGGACTGATATGGTGGGCAGCTATACGGTTGTAGATAAGGTGGCGGGTATATATGTGCGTGGACAATACCGGTATTTTAATCCGAAAATGAAGAAAACGTATGATGGCCTTGTGGCGGCGGGCGCTAATCCGAGTGCAGATGTGTACCAAAGCAGGAACCATGTAGATGATGATGCGCAAGGGTTGTATGTAGTAGATGGCAGGATGTATAAAAAGAATATGGACCAGGTAGAGGTTGATGTTT